CAAGACCTTCTCTCGAAAGACTTAGATATTCAGATACTAATTGTATCTTAATAATAAATCCCTTCTAACTCTTAGATGGAAACTTGCTTAGCCACTCTTTTGTTCGAGGAGTTAAACCTTTCCATGACGACCAATCTTGACCGCCATTGGTCATATAATACGTTATCTCTGCGTTGATTGCTGGATCGAATAACGAGTAGTTACTATCCAGTTTGAATTTTTCTTTACGATCATCACCTAGGTTTCCCAACATGTTGATCTGAAAAATTCCATAGGAACTGTCTCCAGTTTTCCTGTTGCCGTTATAAGCCATTGGGCGTCCATTAGACTCCTTTTTAGCTACAGCCCACGCCATTTTAAGGGCGCTACCCTCAAAGCCTACAGCCTTGAGAAGTTCAACCAATTCTTTGTCTGTTAAAGACTCTGATGGTTTCCACACAGTATTGCTGAATTGCTCCAGCTTTTCCTTGTTAAGTTGTGCTTCGGTTTTTACTTCTGGTTTTACAACCAGCGCAGATGCTGATTGAATTATTTCTGGTTGACCAGTAAATAAAAACAGTACAGCTACTGCTATTGCAACATAGTGATGTAAGACATCGCTAAGTTTTTGCTTTATATTCTCCATAGGCATTTCCTCCAATAGAGATAACGAACTATAAGAATACCATTAATCTTTACAATATGTCAACTTAAAAACAAGTGTTTATTAATTCTAGTTAACCAATAAACTAGCTATTGAATAATATTTTTCACCCTTCCTTTCTATAAAAAACTTTGGTAGAATAAGACTCTTACTAAAATTTATGTGCCATAGGGCGGAAAAGAGACAAAATGACAAAAATAAAAAACTTTAATCAATCCTCAGACTATTTTGAGGAAAAGCCAATGTCACTAATTGAACTTAATGAAGATAGCGCTTTGATAGATAATCCCTATGAAAATTTTATAGCTATGTCTAGATATGCAAGATGGATACAAAGCGAAAATAGAAGAGAGACCTGGAAAGAAACTGTAGATAGATATTTTTCTTTTATGCTAAATCACCTAAAAGAAAACTTTGACTATACTCCAGATGAAATACTTTTATCAAATCTTAAAGATGCTGTATACAAGAGAAACGTAATGCCATCAATGAGAGCTGTTATGACTTCTGGTCCCGCCCTAGAAAGAGACAATGTAGCTGGTTACAACTGTTCCTATTTGCCAGTAGATCACCCAAGAGCATTTGATGAAACAATGTATATTTTAATGTGCGGCTCTGGGGTTGGATTTTCTGTTGAGTATAAGTATATTAATAAGCTTCCATCAGTTCCTAGCGTTTTAGAAAAAAGTGGGGAAGTTATTGTAGTAGAAGATTCAAAGTCTGGTTGGGCAACGGCATACAAAATGCTTTTGAAAAATTTATGGGACGGTAAGATTCCATCGTTTGATGTAACAAAAGTTAGACCAGCTGGAGCAAGACTTAAAACAATGGGTGGCAGATCTTCTGGCCCACAACCGCTTGTAAATCTTTTTGATTTTACTATTGCAAAATTCAAAACAGCAGCAGGAAGACAGTTAAAGCCAATTGAGTGTCACGATATTATGTGCAAGATTGGTGAGGTTGTAGTTGTTGGAGGAGTTAGAAGATCAGCAATGATTTCTCTTTCCAACATTAATGATATTGAAATGGCTTCAGCAAAATCTGGAAACTGGTGGGAAAATAATCCTCAACGTGCTCTTTCAAATAACTCTGTAGCTTATTCTAGAAAGCCAGACATGGAGCAATTTATTGCAGAGTGGAAATCTCTTTACGATTCAAAATCTGGAGAGCGTGGTATATACAATGTTGCAGCAGCACAAAAGCAGGCAGCTTTATATGGCAGAGATCCAGATATTCATTATGGAACAAACCCATGCTCTGAAATTATCTTAAGGCCTAATCAGTTTTGTAATTTATCTGAAGTTGTATTAAGAGAAGACGATAATGAAGAGTCTGTTTCAAGAAAAGTAGAGCTAGCTTCTATCCTTGGAACATGGCAATCAACACTTACTAATTTTAAATACATAAGAGAAGTTTGGAAGAAAAACACAGAAGAAGAAAGACTTCTTGGTGTTTCTTTAACTGGGCAGTTTGGAAATGCAATTTTTTCAGGAAAGTCCAGATCTATAAATGAATTTGTTTGCGGTAAAGGGTGTGCTGATCTGTGCACCAATCAGGATCATATAAAAGAAGATAATTACACAAGACTTGAGCATATGCTTCAGAGACTAAGAACTCGTGCAAGAGAAGCAAATATTGAAGAAGCAAAAGAAATTGGAATTAACCCATCTGCTTCAGTAACATGCGTCAAGCCTTCTGGAACAGTTTCTCAGCTAACTGGAGTTTCATCTGGAATGCATCCATGGCACTCTGAGTATTACATAAGAACTGTTCGTGGGTCTAAAAATGATCCTATTTCTATATTCTTAAAAGAAGTTGGGATACCAGTTGAAGATGATGTTATGAAGCCAACAGAAACAGATGTTTTTTCTTTTCCAGTAAAGGCTCCTAAACATGCCACATTCAGAAAAGATCTTACTGCAATTGAACACTTAGAGTTATGGTTAATTTATCAACGTGCTTGGTGTGAGCATAAACCATCTATTACAGTATCTGTTAGCGATAATGAGTGGATGGAGGTTGGAGCTTGGGTATATAAACACTTCGATGAACTTTCAGGTATATCGTTCTTACCATACTCAGATCACTCTTACAAGCAAGCACCATACCAAGAAGTTTCAAAAGAAGATTATGATGCTTTAGTTGAAAAAATGCCTAAGTCTATTCGTTGGGAAGATTTATCTTTTTATGAAACAGAAGACGGAACATCTACTAACGCAACCCTAGCTTGCAGCTCTGATGGTAATTGTGAATTGGTAGATATTAGCGCATAGTGGTACAATAATATAATTGGGCTAAAGCCCAAAATTCCTGGGCAACCCGCCTAGAAATAAGGAGGATCAAAAATGGCAAAAGCTAAAGAAGATCTTAATGGAGATGGAAAGGTTACAATGCAAGAAAAGATTCTAGCAGCACTAGCAAGTTATGGACGTCATTTTCTAGGAGCAGCTATTGCTCTATATATGACTGGCAACACCAGCCCAAGAGACCTACTACTGGGCGGATTTGCCGCCACGGCACCCGTAATTTTGAAAGCACTTAACCCTAATGAAACATCATTTGGGTTTACCAATAAGTAAACAAAAATAGTCGATTAGAAATACTCCTGTGCTAAAATTAGTACAGGAGTATTCCTATTTAGGAGACTATGGCAAATGGCAGTATCAAAAAACTTTGAAGTAGATCAAAATGCTACATTCATTTTTGAAGTTCAATACACTTTAGAAGATGAAGTAACGCCTATTGATATTACTGGTGCATCCGCAAAGATGCAGGTTCGTGACACCCAGGGTGGTTCTAAGTTAGCTTTCACATTAACTTCACCAAGCGGGGGAATTACAATAGATGGTCCAGAAGGAACATTAACTGTAAAAATGACACCAACCCAAACAAACAAGCTATTCTATCCAAAATCTTCTTATGACATTATGATAATTGATTCTAATGGGAATAAAATAAAACTCCTTGAGGGTTTTATGACGCTCAGTAGATCGGTTACCATCTGATGTCTGAAAAAGTAATAGTAAAAGAAACCAAAAACAAAGTAATAATTTCAACTCCTGGTCCACAAGGCCCAAGAGGTAGAACCATTTTAAGTGGCACTGGATCTCCAGCAGCTAACCTAGGTTTAACTGGAGATTTTTATTACAACACAGCAACAACAGATTTTTATGGACCAAAGCTGGAGGACTTGAGCTGGACAAGCGCAACAGTTATAAAATTTATTCAAGAGGGTGCAGAATATGCATACACAACCTCTTGGGAGCTTGCACAAGTTATGGGACCAATTAATAATCAATATTATGTAGAAATAAATCACAATCTAGGATTCTATCCAAATGCTACTATAAAAGACAGCGCAGGAGATTTAGTGGAAACAGGAATAGATTACAGCAGTACAAATAAAATAACACTGACTATGGCTCAACCATTTTCAGGGACAGCATACCTGTCATAAAGGAGAATAAAAAATGGCTAGAAAATATTTAGTTAGCTTGGATCTCAATAAAAATGAGCTTCTTAATGCTAGGCTACAAAATCTGTCCTCCGACCCATCTTCACCAGTGGCAGGTCAGATTTACTACAATACACAAGATAACGTAACAAAATTTTATGATGGAACACAGTGGGTTGCAGGAGGATCTACAAAATTTGGAAATACTGCAGGACGACCTGCTCCATCAAAAGCTGGAACCTTATATATTGATACAGAAACAAGTACAATATTTTTAGACAACGGTACAGCCTGGATTCAGGCAACAGTAAACGCATCAGATGTATCAGATGCAATAGATGCTCATAATGATTTAACAACTGGAGTTCATGGAGTAACTGGAGATGTAGTTGGAACTTCAGATGCACAAGATATTTCAAACAAGAGGGTTATAGACACACTTTACTTTACAGATGGTGTAACAATTGCCAATGAAGGTGAAATTGCTGTCCGTGCAGTAAGTCATGATTTTGACGTTAAGGCTAACTACGGAGACTTAAACCTTACTTCAGCAGTTGGAGATGTAAACGTTACATCAACTACTGGAGACATTATTCTTAACCCAGATGGAGGAGCATACATTGGCTCAGTATCATCAGGTAATGAAATTGCAACTAGAAACACTTTAGATAACCTTATTGGAGATAACACAGTAGATGGTTCTTCTGGAAACACAGTTAAGGATAGAATTGATTCAGCAATTAATAACCTTGTTGATGGCGCACCTGGCCTTCTAGATACTCTTAATGAAATTGCAGCAGCAATTAATGACGATGAAAATTATTTTACAACCGTAACAAACGCAATTAATGAAAAACAAGATACTTTAATACCTGGCAATGGAGTTGACATTGATGGCAGCTCAAATATAACAGTAAAGCTTGGAACAGGACTCACTTTTGATGGTTCTGGAAATATTGTTCCAGCTTCTGGATATGGAGTACGTAAATATGCAACTTCAGTTGGTAACGCATCTCTAACATCATTTACAGTAACTCATGGATTTAACACAAAAGATGTAATTGTTCAAGTTTTTCAAAATGCAGCAGATTTTGGGCAGGTTGAAACAGATGTAGAGCATACAGATGTAGATTATGTAACTATTAAATTTGCATCTGCTCCAGCATTAAATGAGTTTAGAGTTGTAGTAACAGGCTAATTATGTCAAGACGTATGATGGTTCCTTTAAAGTTCCTAACTCTTTCAACAGACCCACTAGTTGGGTCTGTTGGAGAGGTATACGTTAACACTGTTACAAAAAATTTAAGAGTGCATAATGGGACTACTTGGATTGACTTGACACCAGGCTCTACAGATCCCGCTCCATTTTACATGCACACTCATACATACGACGGAGATGTACATACGATTAATTTGCAAGAAACTATTGACTTTTCTAGCATTAACGAAAATTCTAGCATTGAAGAAACACTTCCTGTTATAATTGGTGTTGATGGTGGAAGTCCAAATTCAAATTATAGCAATGCAAGTTACACACAACTGACATTGCTAGACGGAGGCGAAATTGCCTAGTAACTACCCAGATTCATTAGATAATCTTACAAACCCAGAAAGCACTTCATCTTTAGAAGGGCATGCTGCTTTACACGCAACAGTTAATGATGCGCTAGAAGCTATTGAACTAAAGTTGGGTGTAGATGGATCTGAAGATGTAAATTCTATTGACTACAAGATATCTCAGTTGGAGTCAGATCTTGCTGCGCTAGATGCTGAAAACACAGGAGAGCTTTTAGGAGTTGATGGAAATAACGATACTTCAGCAACAGTTTGCGAGATTGAAAACGCAACCATACTAGACTCTTTTACAGAAAGCGTCTGGTCAACAGTTAAGTATACTATTCAGATAACAAGGGGGGCAGAAATGTATGCCTCAGACATACTTGTACTAAATGACGGAACTAACATAAATGTTTCAGAATCTAACATCATAACAAACACAAATAACAACTTATTTAATTATACTTTTGAAGAAAATTCAGGTATAATTAGTTTCAAGATCACCCCTGTAAGTACTGCTGTTACAGCCAGATATTACAGAACAGCAATTAAAAAATAAGCAGTAAGAGGAGTCATATCAATGGCAACAGTAAATAAGAATTTTAGAATTAAGCATGGCCTCATTGTTGAAGGTACTTCAGGTACAATCAATGGCCAAAATATACTTACAGAAGTAGGTTCAGATCAATATATCCTCGATTTAATTGGTGGAGAAACTCTTGTAAAATCAGTTTCTAACCAATTTGATGTCTCAGCTGGTGGCGAGCTTTCTCTTGACCGCACAGTTGTCGATGCTTATTACGATGCAGCAGGCGCAGCAGCAGCAGCACAGGCCGCAGCAGAAGCAACTGCATCAGCAGATGCAACTTCAAAGGCTAACGCAGCACAGGCCGCAGCAGAAGCAACAGCA